AACCACCCAGCCGAAAGCCCGGTAGAGCGTGAACGTAGGTTGGTCAGCCATTCAGTTCCACCACATCCAGCTTCGCAGCTTCTGGCACAACGTGGGCGACGGTTCCGGTCACGCCGACTTGCGGGATGACGACGGGTAGCTGCTGCTCTTCCCAATACCGCACAGGGGCGTACATGGCGATTACCGACTCCAGCGCCTCGCCTTCGTACGGGAGGCGAGCACCGATGTGCATTGTTTGATGCCCGGCGGCGCTGTACACGACTTCCATGCAACGTGCGGTGGCGTCTACGGAAACGATTTCGTAGGTGTATTCGATGCTCATGAAATTCCTCCAAGGCGAGTTCCGGTCGCCGTCCAAGTGATATTACCGTTGCCAGAAACAGCGTAACCGCCACCACCACCGCCGCCGCCGGGGCCGTCTGAATTGCCGCCTGAATTACCAGTCGAACCCCATCCACCGCCAGTGCCACCGGCTCCTGCGCCAGCTGCGCCACCGCCGCCATTTCCGGGGGCGGAAACAGTTCCCGCGCTACCGAAGCCGCCATTGCTTCCTAAACCACCACCTTGACCGCCGCCGGAAGAGTTGGCTGCGGCAGATGACCGACCGCCACCTCCGCCCCCGCCGCCGTAAGTTATATTGCCTGCTTTAGTTGATACGTAATAAGCACCACCCCCACCGCCACCGCCACCGCCACCGGCAATCGTACCGGCGTTGTTAATGGTGATTGCGGACGAAACAGAAAGCGCACCACCACCCGTGCCGCCACTGCCGCCGCTGCCCGTGCCGCCGCTGCCGCCAACACCGCCGTTGCCACCCATACCGACGATGATGCCGTTGTTGGTGAGCGTGACGCCGCCGGGGAATGAGCCATTCACGGTCAGCGCGGGAGTGCCAGTGCTGTTGCTGCTGATGTAGATGCCGGAGTTGATCGTCGCCGAAACGGAGCTAGATTGATTCCACCCAGCCGAAACAGCCAATGAGCGCAGGTTCGCGTTTGTTTGGTTTGTAGATATTGTGAATGAGAAGGCGTTGGACTTCCCATAAAGATTCGACATGGAAATGGTGCCACTAGGAACACCGGCCAGAGTGCGGACACTCGACTGGTTCAAGCTGATGTTCGTAGTTGCACTAAGGCCCAACTCCACGTTGACCTGAGACATGGAAATGGTGCCAGAAACGGGCAGCGTCATTTCTTACTTCTCCAGTGCAGCCAGTCGGCGCTCCAGCGCGGCGATGATCTCGTCCTGAACCAGAACTCGCTGGGCCAGCTTCACGCAGGTCACGAGTGCCGCGTTGCCGTAGGCAACTGACAAGGTCTTGGCATCGTCCGAACCTTCAAGCACCACCTCGGGTAGGATCTTCTGCCAGTCTTGGGCGGAGCTACCGGCTTGACGCTCATTGGTGTCGATACGAATGTACGTGCCCACCTTGGCTTTGGCAACGCGCTCAAGGAAGTCCGCAGGCAATCCGGCCCAGTCCTTTTTCAGGCGCTCGTCGGAGTAAGCGGTGACGTTGCCGGTGGCAGTAAAGTTGCCGCTGCCGTCAATGTTGGCGCGCTCAGTCAAACCTGCGTAGTTGGCCCCGGTGCTGAAGGTGATTTTCTGGTATGCGCCGTTGCCAGAAGCCGCTGCGATGTCCAGCGTGTTGATGTTGCGAACCCAACCATCGCTCGTGGCGGTTTTGAGGATGTGAATGGCGGGAGTTCCAGAAGCCTGCAAAGAAAGCAGGTATCCGGGCGAACTGTTGCCAAGGCCGATGTTGCCCGACGAGTCTTTGTAGAACTGCCCCGAGCCAAGGTTCACCACGCCCGTGCCGCCGGTCAGAGTGCCGGTGTAGCTGGGATTCGCCGCATTCAGCGGGGTGTAGGTCAGCGCAGTAGTGACATCCGAAGAGGTCAGGGTCACAGCACCCGTACGGGTATTGAAGCTCGACACACCGCCGGACCCGTTGGATGCAGCAGTGATTCGCCCCTTGGCGTCAACCGTGATGTTGGCCGTGGTGTAGCTGCCTGCAGTCACGCCAGTGGTGGAGAGCGTGGAAGTGCCGGTAACGTCGGCGGAGCCGTTAAAGGACGCGGAAGTCCAAGTGACATCCCCCGTCATGCCGATGGTGCGGCCAGTAGTCAGGGTGGCGGCCGAAATGTTCCACGCCCCAGATGCTCCGTTACCGGTGGTGCTCGGAACGTTCAGCGCGGCTTGGGCAGTGGCTTGAGTCGTCCCACCGGTACCGCCGTTTGCAACAGGCAGCGTTCCGCTGACATGGGTGTCCAGCCCGATCTTGCCCCACGAAGGCGCTGCGCTGGTGCCACCGGAGATCAGGGCGTTACCAACTGCAACGTCGGACAGCTTAGCCAGCGAGGTGGTGGTGTCTGCGTAGAGCAGGTCGCCAACAGTGTAAGACGCGAAGCCCGTGCCGCCATACGCAGCGCCAACCGCAGAACCTTGCCAAGTGCCAGCCGTAACAGTGCCGACGCCCGTGATGCCCGTGTAGCTACCCGACAGGCGGCCAGCAGGTAGGGTGCCGGAGGTGATGTTGGACGCGATGGTGGTGTCCGTGGTGGCAGACGGTGCCAGCCCCGTGATGTCCGTAGCAGCAGGCTGGGCCCAAACGGGGGCTTGAGAAGCACTGCCGGTGCCGACTTGGCTCAGGAACTTGGTGGTGGTGCTGACGTTACCAGAGAGCTTGGCAAGAGAGTTGCCAGCGTCCGAGTACAGCATGTCGCCGGTCGCATACGAGAACTGCCCGGTGCCGCCGTTGACGGGCCCCAGCGCGCCAGAGACTGCCGCAGATTGGTTCAGCGGGACAGCGTTCCACTCAACGTTGGTGCCGCCAGCATTGACCACCAGCGACTTGTAGGCGGAGCCGATAGCCAGCTTACCCCACGCGTTCGTGCCAGAGCCGTACAGAATGTCACCAGTAGTAACCGTGGTCTGACCGGTACCGCCGTTGGTAGCGCCAACAGCGCCCACCAAGGAGATCGTCTGCCCAGAAACGTTAATCGGCGCAACACCAACAAAGGTCGTCGTAGCAGTGAACTGCGCAAAAGTAATCGCGGTCGTGCCAAACGTGATGGTGCCTACATTGGTGCAAATGTACGCGTTGCCTGCGTTAGTAGAACCTGCCGTGACGTAGAAATACGAACCCTGATCCAGCTTGTTCGGGTTGTTTACACCATAGGTGTCAGCGTCAGTAGCACGGGTCAGCACCCAGTTGGTAGAGCCCGAGCCCACAGTGGTCACGGTGTACACACCGTTTTGCGTACCGGTGGTCTGCCCAAAAACCAGAACGCGGTCGTTGACGCTCAGCGCAACACCGTCAACAGTCAGCGCAGTCTGCGTACCCGCATTAGTCAGCGTAGCTCCGACACCAGCAGTGCCGTTGTTGTACGTCGCATTGAGGTTGGTACTCTGCGCAACCCTGACAGGGGTGTGCACATCAATGCCCGCAGACACGGCGTTATCTACGTAGTCTTTGGTCGCGGCCTGAAGGGCGAGCGTGGGGTTAGCCGCCAGCGTGACGGTGGACTGGAACGTTGCCGCACCGGTTACATCCAGCCCTGCCGCAAGCGTAAGGCTCTTGTCGGTTCCGCTGATACGCGCCGCTTCGTCGGTGACATCGACACCACCCGCAAACAGCACAAGGTCTTTGCCCGTGGTCTGGTTACCAAGGAAGAAGTGGTCACCTTGATGGAAAACGTAGCCCGAGCCTGCGGTAAAGATGGGGTAGGTCGCACTGGAGTAGTTGGAGCTGTTAATCCCCATGTCCGTAAAGTGCGTGTTCCCATCAGTCGTCTGGTCGTTGTACGTGACAAAGTCGGCAGACGCGCTGGAACCGTCGTTCTGGTTCAGGTTGTAGACCTGCCCAAAGGAATCAACGTTACCCACGAACTTACCCAGTTCAGCGGGGAGTGACGGATTAACCGTAACGCCAGCACCGAGCACAGTGATCGGACCACCGTCGATGAGCGTCTGGCCATCCTGCTCTTCGTAGATCGCCTTCTCAGCGGGGTAAGTACAAAACACGCTCTTGGTGCCAGCCGCGAAGGAAACCTTGGCTCCGGCAGCGCTGGATGCCAGCACCGTGTCACGCGACAAGGTGGGGCCGGTGGTGCTGTAGGTGCCGATACCTACTTCCCATGCGCCAGTGGTGCTGTCCGTAACAGCATAGTACGTGGTGTTGCCGTTACCGATAGCCGCAAATGACTGAAAGCCCAGCACCGCCCCGTCGAGGGTGAAGTCGCTGGTGCCAGTCGTGGTAGTGGCTTCTTGAACGCGGTCTTTTACGATTATGGCCATGATGCTTTACGGTTCGGTGTCGATGGTTTGCCAGTTCGGGTCTTGCTGATCGTCGATCAGCTCCCACAAGAATCTAGCAGAAGGCTCGTCAGTGGCGTCGGCAAAAACAAGTACCGCAGCGCCCATGTTTGCCGTAGTGGAGACCGTGTCTTGCGCACCAACTGCGCCAGAAACGTTCGCGTTGAATATGGACGCGTTCACTGTGGCGCTAGCAACGCCTTGCGCAGTGCTGACAACGGACGGCGCAAAGTCTGCCCGAGAGCTGGTACTGTCCGTGGCGGAGCCGGTGTTAACTACGGACACCGCGAAGTCGATCAGCGCGGAGTCGGAATCCGTGCCGGAAGCAGACGCAGTCATGGCACTCCGGAATCCCGCAACGCCTGTGAAAGTCGAAGCCGCAGAAGCCGCCTCTTCAATCGAAGCAACGACTGCGGCTGCCCCGCCACCCAACGCGGCGAAAGGCGCTGCGGCAAACGAGGAAGATCCAAACATGGTTTAGGTCGAAGCGAGGCTGAAAGAGTAGCTGACGTTCAGCGTGTCGTTGAGCGCAACGGTGCGGTCTCCCGGGGACTGGAAGTTGGCTTCCGAGAACAGAACGCCCGAGGTGCCGCTGGCAACCGTGCACAGGAACGCGCCGGCCACAACACCGCCAGAACCCGTAACGGTGTACTGTGCAGGAGCGGAGCTGGCAATCACGGACGGGTTCGCAGTAGTGGCCGAACCAAACGTGACGGCCTTGCGCGAGCCGCTGTACGCAGTGAACTCAGTCCAGCCAGCGTGAGAAGCCAGCGTATCGCCTGCGGCATACGCGACGCCGGAAGCCGGACCCGTAACAAGCCCGAGGAAGAACGAAGCCGTGTACGAACTGCCCGTGAAGTACTGGGTGTTCATGGAGTTCAGACCGGCGTTGGTGACCAAGTTGTGAGCGGTATCTTCCCACTTCAGATTGCCATCGGCGTCAAAGCACTGAATGTGGAACACGCCACCACCACCGGCAGACTCAACGGCGTCGGGGCGCACGGTCAGACCGGCGGTAACTTGGTCAACAGATTTGGAAACCTCAAGCATCTTTTGCTCCTTAGGAAATTCGCAGAATGGCGCTGCTGTTCGTAGCCGCCGGAAATTGAACCGTGAACGTCGTGGTCGAAGTCTTATCGCTGCCAAAGTCCAGCACGCAGATAGCGCCGTCAGCCCCGGGCTTGTAGATCAGCGCGCCACGCGCAGTGAACGCTGCCGTCCACTCGACGTTGTCGAACGAGATGTACGCCACGGTGCCAGAGCCTCCCGTCGTGGGGGTCACAGACACCGTCAACGGCTCACCGCCAGCCGTGTACCCCGACGCGGAAACTTCGCCGGTCGTTGTGTACGCCGTGGTGTTTGCATCCAACGTAGCGGAGTTCGTGTACAGGGCGATGTAGAAAGTGTCCGACGAAAAGTCGAACGTACCGTTCAGCAGGCCCGTCTTGAACGTGTTGCATGCAACGTTGCCGGTGAACGCCATTACTGGACCCCGCTATTCTGAGGCAGCGGTGTGAGTCGTGCCTGACCGCTTCGGTACGCATCGCTGCGCTCCAGCCCATCACCCAAACGCCGAGCTTGCGACAACGCTTCTTTGTACTTGGCGTCGTACAAAGCGATCATGTCTTGCTCGCCCTTCATGAAGGTGTACGCCTCGACAAGTGCGCCATATAGCAGCACTGAATCAAAGTTGTCGCCTAGCCACGTACGGCCGTCTGCAGCAACAGTAATAGACTCAGGATAGGCGTAGTAGTGCAACTCGACGTTGTAGTCATCATCCGGCGTTGGGCCAAGGATGAAAGACGTGGTGTCTGTAACTGCCGGGGTCGGCGAGCCAACCGTGAAAGGGCCGAATAGCGCGTAGTACTTCGGAATCGCAGTGTCGTTGGGGTTGGGGTACGCCTGCCGGATGAAGTTCACATCCTTGTTGAGCAAGTATTCGTAGTTCCCGCTCCCGTCTACCACCGCCATGGAGTAAACCGACAGCATGTCCGAAGGGCATGCCAAGTACGGATTGCTCGGCGTGGTGACACCGGTAACGTTCTTGCGCTGTGCAGGGAACTGCACCGAGTTGTAGATGCGCTGCTCAGCCTGCTTAATAAACAGGTTGATCTGCTCAAGGTACGTAACCTCCGTACCACTGGCAAGCTGTACATCCGGAAATTGGTTTTCCGTGTACAGCTGGATAGCAGCTACAAGCTGGGCGTAGTTCATTCGGACCTCAAGCCATAGGGCCGCGAGCCATCACACCCTTGGTGGCCGCGCCAGTACCACGGATTTTAATGCCGCTGGTCTTGGTAGCCGGGTACTCGTTGGAGCGCTCGTTGGCAATAGACACGTTGGCCTTCAGGGCTTCCTTGACCGGCATGGTGCCGACCACGGGAGTAGCCACGGTCTTCGGTTGCTTGTACGTAGCCATGTCAGGCTCCTTTACGGCCGGGGCTCTTCTGGTTCGCAACCTTAGCCAGATTGCGGCCCATCTTGAGCATGTCCGAGTTGGTCTTGCCGCCAGCGCGCAGCTTCAGGGTCGTGCCTTTGCCGCCCTTATGCTCCTGCTTGTCGTGCTGCTTGAAAGCCTTCTTGATGAGGGCTTTGTCTTGTTTCAGATCCGATTTGTCCATCATCGACTCCTTACGTCGTTACGACCTCTACTGTACCGATTTGCACAGTAGAAACCAAGTTGTTGGGCGTCAGTAGCGCATCAAAAAATGATGCGCCGCCCACGGGGTTCCACCCCCACTGAATGACCCGGCTACCGCCGGTCGTGTACCCATCGGCACCGGTGCCGGCAACCTGATACGTGCTGTCCGGACGCGGATTGCGCAACGCCTGCGGATCGTCAACCGGGTACATGCCCAGTTGCAACTGTGGCTGGTCAGGATCCCAGCACTCTGGACAAACCAGAAGCTGGTACCTTTTAGTTTTAACAATCTCGGTCTTAAGCTCGGTCAGCTTGTAACGCTGCCCGCAGCGGTCGCACATGGCGATCGCATTTTTGCCCGAGGCGAACCGGTTACCCATTTAAGTGCCGCTACCCAGATACATCCGACGTGGAACAAAGCGCACGGCCGCCTTTTCGCGGTCTTCCGTGGAGGCCATTTCCCACGCCTCGTCATACTGCGCCTTGAGCGTCTGGACGCGGTCCAGCCCGCCGGGGACCTTCATGGCCAAGTAGTACGCCAGCCCGGCCACCATGCAGGGCAGGAAGCGGAAGGGCACGTCCATGGTGTTGACGCCGCTGCCAGCGTCGTCGATCCGGCGCAGCCGCCAGTACACGAAGGTGTAGGTCTGGGAGTTGTCAGGTACCGGCCAGACGGTGATCCTCGGGGTCTCCAGCCGCTCGATCCAGACCTGAATCGGCCGTGCCTGCTGCAGCTTGTTGGGGATCGTCGCGTAGGTAGAAACACTGATACGCGTGATGGTCAGGTCAGCCTGCGTGGCGGCCGAGCCCGCACCGGTGCGGATCACATGCTCCAAAAGGTCTACGGTGTCCGTGGGCAGGTCGTACGTGGCTTGGCCGGGCACCAATTGGATGGACCCCTGCTCGAACGTCCACATGTTGACGCCCCGGTTGGCCCAGTCGGCAAACAGGAGGTTCAATGAACGACGGGCGGTCTTGAGGTCGTAGCCCGTGCGCATCTCGGAACCGACGCGCTCGAACGCCTCCTCGACGACTTCCGTCAGGTCGAGGTTGAATGCTGCGGTTCCAGAGACTGCCATTTACTTCTTTCGCATGCCCTTGAGGGTCTCGGCTAGACGCGCGCGCTGGCCCATCTTGCCGGGCTTCTTGGCAGCGGCTGCCAGTTTCTTGGCAGGGATCGGCTCGCCTTTCTTGGCACCAAGCTCAGCGCGCAGTGCGCCGGGCTTTTTGATCGCCTTCTGAATCCATTTCTCAGCCATCACTTGCTCCTTGCAGCGCGCATGTTGTCCACGAGGTTCGGGTACGGCCGACCTGCCGACTTGGCCGCAGCTTTGGCAGACGCCTTCTTGGCCGGACTCAGCGGCTTGGACTTCTTGGCCGGGTTGGGGGTCTCCCACACCGGCCCGCCCTTGGCATACACCTCGCACGAGCAGCCGTCCTTACGCTGGACGGTCCTGCCCTTGGGCATCTTGCTGGGGGCCATGTTGCCCATGCCGCGACTGGCCATCATGTCAGTACACCTTGGCAGCGCGAGCGCCGTGAGCCTTACCCCAGCCTTTGACGGAGCCGCCTTTGGCTTTTTTCACCGGGGCAGATGCTGCCGATGCCGGGGGCGTGGCACGAAGCGCCTTGTTGTACGCGTCTTCCAGCTTGGGTTGATCGCGCAGATCTTGAATTTCTTGTGCGGAAGGGCGTGCCATGATGGCTCCTCAGATCAGCACTTGCCGCCGCGCTTCATGACGACCATCTTGCCCTTGGTCTTACCCTTGGACGCGATGCCGTCACGGCTCGGAGCAGCAGACTTGACCGCGCCCATCTTGGAGGAAGTCATGCCGCCCTTGGCGTACTTCATTTCGCTGACGATGCGGCTCTTTTCAGCAGCAAGGTTCTTCTTGCCCTTGGAGGTGAAAGCCTTCTCCGCGTCAACGCGGCCAAGTTCTTCCATGCGGTTCATACGGGGGGTGTTAGCCATTTCGCCACCTTTTGCAAATTTGCGGCCCTTGTCCGCGTTGAGGAAATCCTGCCCTACGCTGGAGGGCACGCCAGCCTTCTTGGCAAACGCCGGGTTCTTCGCCACGGCCGCCATGAAGTTGTGCTGTTTCTTACTGCTGCTCGGCATCTTCGGCTTTCTTGCGGCGAATGAGTTCCGCAAACGGCTTGCCAGAGACCATCTCAGCAATGCGCATCAACGTCCAGACTGCGCCAATCAGACCAAAGACGGGTGTCATAAGGTTCAAGAATGAGCCGATTGCCGCAAACACCGAGAGAACATCTAGCGCCTGCTTCACAGTATCTTGGTGCTGTGTCATATCAGCAGTTCCAAGCCCGAAGGCTTTTGTTGATGCGCGAGTTCGGGTCTTTGGCCGTCTTGGCGCTGGTCAGCTTCTTCTTCATGCCCTCCATACGAGCGCAGAAAGAGTCGCGGCGTTTGCCGCCCTCGGGTTGAGGGGCCTTCAGCCCGGGCTTGCCCGGATTGGCCGCGTTGTAAGAGGCTCGCCCCTTGGCGTTCAAGCCGCCCTTGGGGTTCTTGCCTTCCTTGCGCGTCCATGCCGGGGTCTTAGCCATAGAACACCGTCACCGACGCGACGTTGGTCACGTCCACATACACGTCCGTCGTGAACCGCACGCCTTCGCCGGGCAAGAGCGCGTTGAACATCTCGGCCACAGCCGGGGTGTTGAGCGTCATGCGCGTCACACCAGAAGCGCCGCCGTCTTTCAGCACCACCGAGCCTGCAGAGGTGGTGGTAGTGATGAGGACGCCTTTGATGCGCGTGGGCTGATCGACCATGGTGCCATCGGCCGTAGCCGTGGCACTTTTAACGTCGGTTTGCATGGCCATGTCGGCCTCCTATCAGGCAGCGACAGCGCCGTTGAGTGCGACGATCGCCCAGCCAGCAGCGGTATACACCAGCATGGCGGACTCGCCGACGTTGGTGAAGGTGATGGTGGAGAAACCGATCTTGGTGGTGGGGGTCAGAACAGCAGAGCCGCCGTCAACGACGTGGGTGATGATCTTGACTTCGCCAACAGAGCCATCAGCCAGCGTCAGAGCTTGCGCAGAGCCGGTGGTGGTCAGAGCGGTGAAAGAGTTGGTGACATCGACAGCGCCAGCGCCCGACAGGGACTGGGTGCCCAGCACAGCGGCGGTGCCGAAAGAAGAGTTGACGGTGACAGCGCCAGTGGTGCTGCTGACGGTGATGGACTGGAAGCCGTTCTGGGAACGAACCGGGCCATTGAACGTGGTGTTTGCCATGATTCCTCACATGCGAGTTGTGGTGTGCTGTCTGCATGTCGTCGGCCCCGGAGCCGTCAGCAACACCGGATGACCCGGGTTTTGGGCAATATACAGCAAAAGAAAAGGGGGCACAAGGCCCCCTTTTCAGCTTTCGCCGGTCGATCAGGTCGAACCGGAGGAGCCCCAGATGCCGAGGGGATCGGACCAGCCGAACGAGTAACGCTCGCGGGCCTTGTAGCGGACGTTGCCGGTGTCGAAGTCGCCGTCCATGGAGGTGGACAGGGCGATACGCTCGAAGTGCTTCAGACCGTTGGGCACGTCGGTGGTCAGGAACCACGCGTTGGTGTCGGTCAGGAAGTGGTTCACGGTGTAGCCACCGGAGATGGTGCCCATCTGCTTGATCGCGTTGATGTCGTTATCAGCAGTGGCAACACGCAGCTCGGTGTCCAGCAGGCGCTTGGCCGTGAACATCAGGGCAGGCGGGATCACCAGCTTGACGGGCTTGGCAGCGATCAGCAGGCCGCGTTCGTCGGTCCACGCAGCGATCTGAATCGTGGCGTTTTCCAGAGCGGTTTCGTTCAGATCCACACCGGTGGTGGGGCTGTTGTAGTTCTGGCCGCCGCCAACCAGCGGGTGACCAACACGGGTGCCGCCAGAGTTCACGCCGAACAGAGACACGCCGTCGCCACCAGCATAAGCGCCGTTGAAGCCGTTGTTCAGAACGGCAGCGGCCTTGACCTGCTTGGTGTAAGCCATGGCACGAGCCAGAGCCTTGGTGTAACGAGCAGACAGGCTGTCGTACAGGTTGTCTTCAACCGCTTCCTCGGTGATCGAGAAGCCCAGAGCAATGGTTTCGTGGGTGTAGCGGGCGGTGAACGCTTCCTGCGCGTTGTCATAGGCGATGGCAGAGCCTTCGTTCTTGACAGGAGCAGCGGCGAAGCCAGCCAGCTTGGTTTCTTCTTCAAACGAGCGCTCGGAAGACTCGGTTTCGTAGATTTCCTTGTGCTCTTCGCCGTAGCGAGCGTACTCCATGCCGAACAGCGCGTTCAGGCCGGGCAGGAGTTCCTTCAGAAGTTGTGCACGAGAGATAGCCATTTCTTAGTACTCCTTAATTACACGCCGACAGCGTTGGAATAGCTGTGGTAGCCGGGGTTGAATTTCACCAGCAGGTCGGTGTAAGCGTCACCCACTTGCGAGGTGGTGCTGTTCACAAAGCCAACGATGCGGAAAGCAGCGGTGGTGGTGACAGAGCTGGACGACACGGCGATGTTGCTGTTGCCGGTCTGGGTAGAGCCGGTGCTGGTGGACTGGGCGTTGGCCAAGAACACGTTGTTGCCCAGAGTGGTCTGAGCCATGGAGCCGTTGGCTTGCACTTGGAACACGGTGCGGTCGTCGTCGATCACCATCGCAGACACGACGCCAGTGGTGTTGGCGGGGTAGTACTGCGAGAAGATCAGTTGACCTTGGGCGTTGTAGTAAGAGCAGCCCACGAACACGCCAACAGCGCCGGTCAGGGTGCCGGAGCCGGGGAACGAGTTGGTGGTAGCGTCAGCGCCAGTACCAGTCACCAGTTGCAGGTAGCCGTCGGAACCGACGAACACCAGCGAGCCGTTGAAGATGTTGTTGCTGTAGCCAGCGGGGTTGATGAGGAAGGAACGGGTGCTGCCAGCATACGGCAGACCGCCCAGCTCATTCACGGCACGGAAGCCGTAGGGAGAAGCGGTAGCGGACATTTATAACTCCAAAGTTTACTTTGAGCCAGAACCAAACCCGCTGCCACGCGTAGACGACGACTTGCGGTCGGCGAATAGCGGCATGCGCGGGTCACTGTTTCGCATGAAGTTGTTATCGACAGAGTCCATCTGGGCCCGGTTCTGGTTGGCGTAATACTCATCACGGGCTTGCGCACGTTCACGGGGCATCTTGCAGAGCATGAGGCCGCCGATCTCGACGTTGCCAGTTTTCGCATTGCCTTCCAGCATCAGTTCCGGATGGTCTGCCGCCTTCACCGGCTCCCAGCCTTCACGCATCTTGTTGGACACGTTCACGTTCTGAGCTTCGCCCAGCACATGAGTGGCAATCCAACGATACACGTAGCCCGGCTCAGGGGTCGGATCGGGAAGCGAGCTCGGCGGCACATAGACAGCACGAGCACTTTTATCGCGCGACGCGAGGTCGCGGGGGGTCCGGTTGATAGTTTCAGCCATTCGATTTCTCCAGTTTTGCTACTTCAGCAGCGTACTGCTGCGGGGTCAGTCCGTACTTCTTCGCCAGCGCGATTTGCGTCGGCGTCAGTTGGATTTTCTTTGCGCCGGTCGAACGAGACGCCGGTGCAACAACCGTCGTAGGCTTTCTGGAGCCACCGCCGGATTGCGGCTGGGACTTCGCCTCGCCGAAAACTTCGGGAAACTTGTCCTTCATGCGAGAGTCGATCCTCTCGAAGTACTCATCAGAGCGGGGATCAATCCCCGAGTTCACCAGTTTTTGATGCAGCCCCAGTGCGAAGCTGGTAAGTTCCTCGTACCCCGGCGAACCAAACCACTGGTTTTTTGCCTGCCAGTTCAGGGTTTTGCCGTCCAGTTCTTGCTGGGGTGCGGGTTGATGTGTGGGTTGTACAACATCCCGTTCCTCTTGTAAAGCAGGTGCCTTAAAAGATTTTGCCTGTTGTACTTTCATCTTAGCCTCCATCATGGCCTCTTGGGCCGCGATGATGGCGTCTGCGTCAAAAGACTCGGTGGCTTGGCGCAGTTGGTTCTTGGCCTTCTCCAGCTCGGACTCGGCCACCTGAACCTGCGATGCAGCGTACTGCTCCGTGCCGGACTGCACGTACTGCTTGAGCCGCTTGTTCTCTTCGACAATGTGCTGTGCAAGACGCTCCAGCTCCTGCTTCTCACGCAGGAGGGCTTCCTTGGCCCGGCGCTCGTCGTGACGGGCGTGGGTCAGCTCCTTGATGCGCTTTTTGACGCCTTCGGAGTAGCCGTCGATCTCGTCATCGGTGGGGTCGTTGACTTCCCGGTCCAGCGGCTTGCGGCCACGGTCTTTCTCGGGGGTGTCGTCTACGATCTCGATTTCGACATCGCCGTCGGCTTCAATGCCGACCTTGACTTCGTTATTTTCCTTGGCTTCAACGTCGGCCGAATTGCCGTCGTCTTGCTCGTCAGGAAACTTGTATCCTGCCATGGGTACTCCTTCTTAAGCGCGGGTCAAGCCGCGAGGGTCTTCAACAACACACTCCACCTGATCGTCGTTCAGGATTCGGAATTCCTTGCCGAAAATCTTGAAACGAGTACCGGTGTAAGTGCGAACAAGCACAAAGTCACCTTCCTTGCACCAAGCGCCGGAGGGGAACTTGGTGGTGTCTTTGTACGCATCGGGACCAACGCGCAGGACGAACAGCACAGTGGTTGCGTGCTCTTCGATACGCATGGTCGCCGCATCTCGAACGAGATCGAGGGTGGTGCCCGCAATCTTCTCGTCCACTTCTGGCACGATGCACAGCAGCTTGTAACCGGTCGGGACCGGTAGTGCAGACGCCTTGGTATCGGAGTCAGCACCCGCCTCGGGGGCGTCGAGCGGCTTAATGTGCGCGGGCAGGGTAATGCCCGGAGGCAGGATCAGACCGGATTCACTCATCGGAGTTCTCTACTTTCTCTGCAAGGTCGAGGAGATGACGCTCTGCGGTGGCTAGACCTTGAATGACACCACAGAGTTTTTGGTATTCGTCGAAAGTGCGACATGCTCCGCCGGCCAAGTCATCGGCGTAGTTGTTCATGTCGGTGCGTAT